GACGAGCGTGGGCGGCTACCTCGGCATCAGCGCGGACGCGAAGCTCCCGGAGCTGACGAGCGTGGGCGGCTACCTCGACATCAGCGCGGACGCGAAGCTCCCGGTGCTGACGAGCGTGGGCGGCTCCCTCGGCATCAGAGCGGACGCGAAGCTCCCGGTGCTGACGAGCGTGGGCGGCTACCTCGGCATCAGCGCGGACGGGAAACTTTACGCCCCTCACGCAAAGAAAGAAGATTCAACCGCCGTCCAGAAATGCCGCGCCATGCTTCTCTCATCTTTCGCGGCGGCTGGCTTTTCATTCGCTGACGGAGTGCTGGCGCGAATAGTCTCTACTCGCGGCCCGGTGTCTCGCGTCATCATTTGCGGCAAGACCGAGGTTTCTTACCTCGTCACTGACGGAGAGGCGTTCTCTCACGGCAAGACTTTGGCAGAGGCCCGCGACGGGCTCTTGTTCAAGATCGGCAAGCGCGACCCTTCCGAGTTCAAGGCTTGGACGCTGGATCAGGTTGTGACGAAGCGGGACGCGATCCGGGCTTACCGAGTCATAACCGGAGCGTGTGAGGGCGGGGTCCGGTCTTGGATGGAGTCTCGTCAGACTCCCGACTCGCTGACGGTGAAGGAAATAATCGGCCTGACCGTCGGGGCCTACGGCGCGGATACGTTCAAGGGATTCTTTGCGGCGGTGGCGAAATGACTCCCGAGCATACTATCACGCCGACTCTCAAAGAGCTTACCGAAGAACTGGCGCGGGTCAAGACGGAAAACGATACGCTTGTGGAGGCGAACAAACTTGTTTCCGACGCCTTGGTAGAACTGGGGCACAAGTATACAGCCTTGCGCGAGAAGCTAAATGATATCGCGCAGGGCAACGTGGAGACAGGAGTAATTACCAACGCCTTGCTTGAATCAGGGAAGCTCGCATTTCAAGAGCGGATGTTCTCTTGGTGCCAGGAAACCGCCCGCAAGGCTTTGGAGGATTCCAAGTGACTCCCATGAGAAACCGAAACCACGGCTTTGACGTAGAGGTGACGTACTACGACGGAGACGAGGACGGAATCACTATCCGCGTGGTCGGGGAAATCTCCCGCTTTTATCCCGCCGTGATGTACTTGTCCAACGGCGACCCCGGCTACCCTGCCGAGGGAGGGGATATCGTCGATTACAAAATATTCGACAAGACGACGGGGACCGAAATTGAGGACTCAGACGGCAAGATACTGGACGCCGTTCTAGACGATGTTATGGAACAGGCTTCCGAGGATGCCGCGTCGTGCCAAGAGGACGCCCGCGAACACGCCAGAGAGTGCCGGGAGGATAGGTAAATGGAACTGACGAAAGAACAGTGCGAGGACTTGGCGGCAAAGATTGACTCCGAGGGGTTCGATTACTACTTCACGAACTACGGAGCGGATCGAATCATTGAGGACTTTGCCGGGCAGGAGATAGACGCTTACGTCATGGCCCGCAAAGAACTGGCTTCCGCTCTAATCAGGGCGGGAATCGAGATTGAGTTATGACCGACGCTGATGCTGACTGTAAATGCGAGGTTTGCGTCCTGGCCCGTTTGTGCGACCGCCAGAGGTTGTTAATCGCCGCCTTGACGGAACAGGTCGCCGCGTTGAAAGAGGAGATTGCGGGGGTGATCCGTGGAGACCGCTAGACAGAAGATTCTTCGCCGCCTTGCTTTGGCCGACTTGCCTTTGCCGTTACATCATCTTGATTTAGACGGGGTAAGTCAAGCGGCGGCTTCGGCAAGACTAAGGGAGCTAAAAAAAGAGGGGCTAGTCGTATCGGTCCCGGTTAAGGGCAAGAAGTTCACGGCCTGGATGCTCACGCCGCAGAGTGACTACAGATGGGAACAGCAGTTCATGAAGGTATAGGGGGAATCGTGAAAATATACGCGGCGATAAACGCCATTCAAAAAGACCTTAACAAGACGGGCATTACCAAGAGTCACAAGAACCAAGCGCAGGGGTACGCCTTTCGCGGAATCGACGATGTATACCAAGCCCTAGCCCCGCTCCTGGCGACTCACGGCGTTTGTATCATGCCGAGGATGCTGGCGCGGACCATGACGGAGAGGCAGACTCAGAAGGGAGGTATGCTTTTCGCCGTCACCGTCGAAGCGGAATTCGATTTCGTTTCCTCCGAGGACTTTTCAAAGCACACCGTCCGCACGTTTGGAGAGGCGATGGACAGCGGCGACAAGGCGACTAACAAGGCCATGAGCGCGGCCTACAAGTACGCTTGCTTCCAGACGTTCGCTATCCCTGTTGCTGGGGAGAACGACGGAGACGCCAAGACCTACAAGCCCAAGGCAGAGGCCAAGACACCGAGCCAGGAATCCCGCGCTGCCGCTCAGGGCGCGACCGTTAACACTGACGCGGTAGAGGTTCTTATCGGAATCCCTTCCGAAGTCACGGAGAGGACCGTCAAGAACAAGAAAGGCGACATGGTTCAGGCTTGGGATATCGTGATAGACGATACGCGAGTCTCGACGCTGGACGAGGGGCAGGGGCTACTTGCCATCACGGCGCGGGACGACAACCGCGCCCTCGCCATCGGGTACAAGGTTAAGGGGAACTACAAGAACGCATTTTATGTAAAGTGGGAAGTCCCCGACTCTCAGCCGGACCCCGAGCCCATCATGACAGTATCGGACCAGTTCTAGCCGTTCCCCCCTCTGAGCCTGGGCAGAGCGTAATAACCCAGGCGGGAAAGAACATGAACGAAGCCGCCAAAGCCTTTGAAGCCGCAATCGAATCCGAGCAGACCAACTGGCTTGACGTAGCCGGGCTGGCCGTTGCCCTGGTGTTGATTGTCCTGTTCCTGGCGGCGGCATGAATTGTCCCTACTGCGAATCTCCCGCCGAGTGCGTTGATAGTGGCGTGATTTACGCAAGGTCATACGGTTGGTCTTGGGTATGCTCTCGGTTCCCTCAATGTGATTCTTACGTCGGATGCCACCCCAACACGAAGAAGCCGTTAGGGCGCATGGCGAACGCAGAACTAAGAAAGGCCAAGAGCGCGGCCCATCGCCTGTTCGATGCGCTTTGGAAGGCGAAGCTCAGAATTGACAAATGCTCCAAGGGTCGGGCGCGAGGATCGGGGTATGCGTGGCTGGCGAAACAGCTTGGAATCCCGGCGAAGGATTGCCATATCGGGATGATGGACGTTGAGACTTGCGAGAAGGTTGTGCGTGCGTGTAAGCCGTATGTCGAATCGAGGATGGTATGAACGAAGGACAAGATTTCCCCGCGTGGCTGGCGTCAACGTCCGTCCAGCGCGAAGCCTTATTCACTTACGCGAAATCAGAAATGCCGGACGATCCGGTGCTAATATCCGGCGATATTGATAAGGCGATTCGCGCCGAGTATGCCGCCGGTATGCAACTCGTTGATTGCGATTTTTTCTTGACCGGAGAAACCGCGAAGGCCGCATTAGCCGTCCGCGAGGAACCGAAGAACGCGGACCTGTCCGCTAAAGAGAGGGACATTCTCGTCAAGGTTTCCGTTAGGGATATCGTCCGGTTGCGCGACTCCCTGGAACTGACTAAGGGGATATTCGCGGCGAGAAGGATATCCGGTTTCGGCGCACGAAAGGCGATGGAGAAATGAGGGTATCGATTCTCGCCGCCCTTCTCTCCGGTTGCGCCGAACGCTTCCATGGTATCCCTGTCTCTCCGACGGACTGTAGAGATTTTCACGGAGTCCATGTAGCGTGTAGAGAGAAGGGTTATTTTTTTTGGCCCGAGCCGTAACGGTTTTGAAACAATTTGTTGACAAAGATTTGACTACTTGCTATATTGTTCATGCGAAGCCCATGAAAGAAAATACTTTACCCGTCCTCTCTAGCGCGGCCCTGGGCTTCGCAACCGATGGCCCCGGAGAGGGCGGCATTTAATTTATGAGAGATATGTCCGTCGGTCCAAGATGTGATTGCGGGAAGTATCCGCATTGAAGAGAAGCAAAAAAATGGACCGCGAATTATCCGACATTCTAAGAGACGATTTTACCGATCCGCAGAGAAATCGCATCGGTTTACAAATGAACGCGCAATGCAGGAGTGCAACGTGTGGTGAGGTTGCTGTAAAATTGGAAGCGGTGAACGATAACACCGTATTGAAAGCTGACGATAAAATCCAGTGAACAGACAGGCTAACGATCTTCCGGACGTTACTCTAGTCTTAGTCCCTTTCAAAAACTTAGCTTCGTTCGTTAACGCCTAAGTCAAACAGGAATTATCTCCCGGCAACGGGAAGGACGTAAGAGGTTGTTTAACAGCAACCTTACATTAAACTCTTATATAGGATTGGTGCGCCCAAAAATGAAAGCGAGAACGATGTCACGCGCCTTCGTCGCAAGCGTTCAGAGGAAGAACACAGGATCGAAGATTAAAAAGTGGCCGCGCTCAAAGAAGTCGGCATGGAAGCCTGGGACGGTTTACTCTCGCTACGCTTCCGGCATCGAACACAAATACTGACATGACCGAGACTCTTCATTTGAAAGACTGTCCGGTGTGCCGTTCATCGCTTTCAATCACTCATGACAAGATCGAGGATTCTTTGACGTTGAAGCCGGACAATCTCCCGCCCCTTGCGCGAGACATGACGGAAGTCGTCACGGCCTACAAGAGACTTAAAGGACTTGGGGCAGCGTGGACGAAAAGCCACGGAGCGAGGGGGATGATTTACGCGGGGGAGTTGCTTACTGCGGTCGGTGTTCACGGAGGCCAGTTAGACCGCGCTATAGCCCTTCTAGGCTGGCTTAAAGACTCGGGGAAGGACTTTGACCTTTCGACGGCTCCGAGTCACTACGGGGCTTACAAGGCGCATTTAGAGGCCGTTCAAGTGAAGTTCAAGGGCCGCTGTAGCGTGTGCGGAGAATCGTACACGAAAGGATTTATGGACGATGCGGATAATTGTGGGAGGCATTGAAAATGAGCGTTACTGTTTACGGTTCAAGCGATGACTTGATTGAGATTGAAGGCGACATTACGGAGGAGTTTGAGGCGCACGACGGCGAGGGGGATTTTCTCGTGTTCAGTGACGGGACCGTGTTGAGTATCGTCTATGCCGATCCTGGGATTTGGCGAATCAATAACGCGGTGAAGGGAAACAAGAAATATGAGAAGGTCGAGGCCACTAACGCGGATGACGACTACTCCGACAAGGTGACTATCCCCGACAATATCGCTTGGGTTGTGTGCGGAAGAATGGCGGTTAAAGGCAAGTGAATTTCTCATCGCCTAAAGCGACAGGGGGAGTAATGAACAAAGAAAAGATTTGGAAGGCTCTCGTTTCGATCACGAAAGAGATTGAAGCGATGGGAGATGATGAGCGCATTGAAGTCTTAAACCAGGTCCGCCGGGAGCTTCACAAAGTCAGCCCGATGAAGGGGGAGCCTGTTGACCTGGTTGTTTGGGTCAAGTCCGAGTCCGTAACAGCTAACGATTATAACCCCAACGCGGTCGCTCCTCCCGAAATGGAACTTCTGCGGGAGTCTATCAGTCAGGACGGCTACACTTCAATCCCCGAGGAAGCCCCGCCAGAGCTAGAGGCTAAGTGCTGGGCCCCGTCGTGGCGGCGAATGTGCCGGGTACTCCTGAGAAACGATCATTGGTGCAAGGGGCTGGGTCAGACGCAGCCGAAAAGCGAAGCCTACGGACGGTACCTGGAAATAAAGAAGGCGCGGGGAATTGCGTCCAAGCATGATAAATTGGTGGCCGTATGACCCGTTCCCCCCACTTCAAAGCAGGGGTACGGATCATGACCGAATGTTTTTACTGCGATAACATCAAAGTCAACGACGATTTTATTTGGTCAGAGCATGACCCGAATTGCCCAAACGCCCCAGTCCCGTACCCGAAAGGGCCGGGCGTTTTCCCCGAGGATGCCTACTTCAAAGCCTCCGTCAAGTCCCTCCCCAGGAGATAACATGAGCGATTTAGAATGCCCGTACTGCGAAGCCGAGCAAGAGGTTTGCCACGATAACGGCTTTGGGTACGAGGAAGATCAGCGGCACGAAATGGAATGCTCCGAATGCGAAAAGTCTTTCATATTCACGACGAGCATATCGTATCACTATTACCCCGAGAAGGCCGATTGTCTCAATGGCGGCGATCACATCGTAGAAATATCCGCGACGTACCCTCGTGAATACTCGATGATGTGTTGCCGAGATTGCGACTACAAGCGAAAGCCAAGAGCGGATGAATTTGCGGCGGCGGGGATTTCTATTCCGAAGATGGCGGCAAAGTGAAAACCGATCCCGCCAAGTCCCTCCCCAGGAGATAACATGAGCGAAGAATTGAGAGTCGCGTCTTATTCGGACATTTTCACGATGGGGCATAAGGCCCTGACGGAGCTTTTCGACGGACCCGTCACTGTTGAGGAGAAGGTGGACGGAAGCCAGTTCTCTTTCGGTCGGATTGGGGACGCTATCCTCATGCGATCCAAGGGCAAGCAATTGGTACTAGACGCGCCTGAGAAGATGTTTCAAAAGGCTGTGGATTCGGTAATGTCCATGAATCTTCCTGACGGGTTTGTCTTTCGCGGCGAATACTTCCAGAGCCCGAAGCATAACACGTTAGTATATTCCCGAGTCCCTGCCGGAAATATCATTATCTTCGACATCGACAAGGGGAACCAGGACTATCTATCCCATGCCGAAAAGTCGTCACTCGCCGCGACTTTGGGGCTTGAAACCGTCCCGCTCTTATTCCAGGGGAAGATAGAATCAGTGGAGCAGATCAAGTCGTTGCTACCCAAGGAAAGCTGTCTAGGAGGCGCGGAGCCGGAAGGTATCGTCATTAAGAATTATTCCCGGTTCGCATCGGATAAAAAAATCCTCATGGGGAAATACGTCCGCCCCGAATTCAAAGAGCAGAACGCCGAGGAATGGAAGAAATCTAATCCGAGCGGCGGCGACATCATTCAAGACCTAATCGCGGTCTATCGGTCAGAGGCGCGATGGGCTAAGTCCGTCCAGCACTTACGGGACGCCGGGAAGCTGGAACAGTCGCCGCGAGACATCGCCCTGCTACTCAAAGAGGTTGAGGCCGACATTCAAAAAGAGTGCGCCGAGGAAATCCGCGAGAAACTTTGGCAATGGGGCTGGCATAAGATCGCTCGGGGATCAAAGGCGGGCCTTCCCGAATGGTATAAAAACCATCTACTCGAAAACGCAATCACGGCGGCAAAGTGAAAACCGACTTAGCCCGTTCCCGCGCCCGCGCAGAGAAGAGACAGGAGAGGGTGAAACGATGAAACCGTTGCCGCCCGTGGTGGCGTATGGGGTTATAGAAGAATCTCGGAATGCCGGGGCGGCGGGTTACATTTGGAACCGATGGGATGACATTTTCCCAGAGAGATTCCGTCGAATTGACCGAGAACATTGCGTATATGGGTCAGTAATGGTTTTGGACGATGAAACAAAAGGATGGCGCATTGACTACCTGGCCGACTTCCAAGGCAAGAGATACATAGTCGAATGTGACGTAAATGAGTCTGCGACTGGAATTTGGCACGGGTTCAAAGTGTTCGGATATAGAGCCGCATACTGCATTGATAGGGTGGAAAAGACTAGCAATATCGGCATGATGATGTTTTTCCACGATAGACTATATACCCATCGCGTGAGGAATATTCTTTCTGTTGCTGGGATCGAATACTGCACCTTCGTAGAAGATGGGGATGATTGGAAGCTGGTCAAAAAGAGCCTATGGCGGTAAAAAACGATTATATGGCCTTAGAACTTGGAAAGGCGGAAAAAAAGGCGTCACGCGCAGAAAAATTGGCAGACAACGACGCCTTGGCCTGTGCGGTTAGCGGTAACCCCCCATCCTTGCCCGAACAGGCGTCAGATTTGGCATTACCCATAAAACGGTTAAAACGCGCCACGGGCATTATACGGCGGAATAAGGGCATACGGCCCAAGCGCAAGAAGTCTCCTACCCTCTCCAAGCTCAAAAAACTGCTCTGGCACGAAATAAGCCTATTGGTCCGGTCCTGGTCCCGGGTATGCGTGGCCTGCGATTTACGCCCTACTGAGTGCGCGGCTCATATCGTGCCGAGCAATGAGGGCGCAGCCACGCGGTTTTTCTTGCCGAACCTCTACCCCTGTTGCGTGATTTGCAATGGCCTTGAGAACTGGAACCGGGCGAATTGGGTCTATATCCACAAGAAACGATTTGGGGATGAATTTGTAGATGCCCTGTTCGCATTCAGCGAAACGACGTTCCAACTGAAAAAGGATTGGGTGCTAGATCAAACGGCCCGCATGAGAAAACTTCGCGGCGCGGTCCCGATGTAAAGGGGCGGTGAAAGAAAGGGCGCGAGGACCCTTGACAGCGGATAACCACTACTGCTATACTGAGGGTATGGAAAACATTGGGATTCAGATTCAAGCGTGGGCGGCGGTTCGTGGCGGGAGATTTTCTTTTCTGCTGAATCGAATCGGATGGATTCTGCGGGGGATCAAATGATTCTCTCCATGATCGAAGTCGAAGTGACGCGAGTCGTAGCGAAGAAAAACATTTACCCGAATCCATTGGAGTCTGACGGGCGCATTGTCAGACGCGGGGAAGTTGGGGAGATTCAAGACGAGGCGGACGGATTCTTTTTCGTGGAGTTCTCGGACGGATATATTTCCATGTGCGACAAGTCTGAACTGAGGCCCGCATGACCGCTCTAAGCCAGAAAGAAAAAGACTCCCGCCGTTCCTCAACCTTCACTCGGGTAGAGGTTTACATTCTAGACGCAATCCGTCGTTTCGCGGCGGCAAAGACGCCTCCTAGCACTATCAAGGCAGAAATGGAGAGTGTTCTCCGAAGCGGTTTCAAGATCAAGGCTCCCAAATGGACCCCCTACACTCAGGAAGTCGAGGAGGCGTTGAAGCCAACCGCCGAGCAATATGACGCCGCCCGAATGCTCACCGAGGCCGCTTTTAGCGAGGACCCTCATTGGCGCACGATGATGGTAGCCAAGTGGATAGCCGCCCGAGACGCCGCCGAACTCCGCCGCCAGTCTCAGGAATTGGAGAGAGCGCGGGTGGGGATTCTTTACTCAAGGGTCAGCCTTGCTCTCGCCGCCGTCTCTAGCAAGTAGAAACCGTGACCGATAGAGAACTAGACGCGCTCGTGGCTGAGAAGGTGATGGGGTGGACTTATTACCCCCTGGCCGGGAGATGGGCGGTACCAAATTCTAGGCCCGAATCGAACACAGTCGCAAACCCGGACTTTCCCCGCTACAGCGCCGACATCGCCGCCGCTTGGGAGGTGGTAGAGAAACTCGGCAATGAGGGATGCTACATCGGGGCTTCAATCCAACTATCCCCGAACGGTCGCGCCGGGTGTTCATTCCATTCGCCTGACACTGGGGATCACGCGATGATATGGAACGACTCAGCCCCTCGCGCCATCTGCCTCGCCGCCCTTAAAGCCGTCGGCGTGAAAGTCCCCGCCGCTCAACCCGCACAGAAGCAGGGAGAACCAAAGCCGTGAAGGTCCACAAATGGAGCCCGGGCTTCGGGATCGTGTGCATCTGGCCGGGGAAGTGGCCTCCGGGGGATTGGTGTACCGTCTACCGTTGGCGCGAAGTCACTTGCGCCCGATGCTTGAAACACAAACGATCCCGCGCAGCGGGCGGGAGGAATAAATGAAGATCACCGACAAGATGAGGCTGGATTGGCTCGATGGTCAACGCGAGGAGTTTCACGGTGAGGAGGGCAATAACCCCGGCGTGTATTACAGGTGCGGCGACTACTACGACCTGTCAAAGCCAAAGCGGAACGTCCGCCAAGCCATCGACGCCGCTATCCGAGCGGGCGAGAGGAATAAAATATGAGCGAAGTTTACCCAAATAGCTGTGCCTGCCATCTACGAATTTCCGCCCTCAAAGCGGAGAACGAGGCGTTGAAGAAGGAGCGCAAGCAGATCATCGACTCCGAGATTGATTGCGGAGCGCGGTCCGTCGCCAAGGATGATGAGATCGAGGGGCTACGCCAAGAGCTTCGACGCTACACCTCCTGGCAACCCTCTGACCCTGGGACGAAGGAGGCGATGGAGCATTTCGGAGATAAGCCGTATTCATGCTCTGAGTGCGGGACAGACGCTCAGGGGGTCATCCTCGTCCACGCCCTCCGCGCCGCGACGGTGCGGCTCGAAGAGGCGGAGAGTGTCACGCTTCATACCCGTAGCTCCGACGGTCTGGGACCAGTGTGCGTGAGCATTGAGTGTTTACAGCGCGATCTTGCCGTAGCCAGAAAGGAGCGCGACGAGTATTATCAAAACTGGCAAGCCGAAAGACAGGTGTGCAAAGAGAGGCACGAACGCATCGAGTTTTTAACCGCAAAATCCGATGAGGGAGTTCGCTTCGGGAAAGGAATGATGAAAGACCGTGGCGAATTAATGGACAAACTCGCCGCCCTGACCGCCTCGCTGGCCTCCGTGACCTCCGAGGTCGAGAGGTTGAAGTCTGAGAAGGACTACGACGGGAAGGAAGTTCTGGACGCCGAACTGGCCGAGCTTCGCAAGCGGATGGAAAGACTGGATCGGATAATTGATGCCGCGCAGACCGCGCTCGTCATAAACGGGGACCATGAAAGAACGATGTTCGTCTTGAAGATGATCGACGTTGAGCGCGGGAATACGGTGTCCCTCGCGTCCCCACCCTCGCCAGCCCCCACAGACCCCGAAGAGCGCATCGTTCAGCTTCACAAGTCCTGCGGGTGCGTGACCTGCGTTTGCGAGAGCGAGATTCAATGCGGCGGATGCGGGGCAAAGAACTGTGGGAACCACCCCTCGCCAGCCCCCGTCGAGAGCAAGGTAAACTAGGCGTGTAGTTTTCACGATTGGAATTAGATACTAAAATAGTATGATTTAGTATGGTATTCAAGCCTGGACATGGCAAAGAAGGTGGAAGGAAGGCGGGATCATTGAACAAGCGCACAGTAGAGCAGAAGGCCGTAGAGGCCCAATTGCTTGAGGCTTGGAATAGCCAAGTCCCTGGCAAGCTCCCAGGAATACTCGATGCCGCGCTTTCAGCCGCCCAGGAAGGGGATTTTGACCCGCTTGGTAGGCTCTTGCCGTACATCGCCCGCAAGATGCCCGATGAACTGAAAATTGACTCCGTGCCACGAGACATCGAGGCAAAGGATTACTTCATCAAGCTGGCCGAAGCCCTAAATGCTATCCGTAAGCCCTCTTAATGCCCTGGTAGAGGATTGCGGCCTTTCCTTCCCTGACCATTGGGGGGAGTGGGAAAAACTCCTGGCGACCCATCCTAGGCTGTTATTAGTGGCTTCCCGCGACATGGGCAAGAGCAGTTTGATATCTAATTTCTACCCCATTCACCGGGCGATAGAGTCCCCTGGCCTTCAAGTCCTCATCATTTCGTACAGCGAAACCCAGTCTATGCGTCTCATCAGCGGGATAAAAGACCTGATTGAGAATCGCGGGATACTCTCGGCGTACCTTTTGCCGGAGGAAGGGGAGGATTGGTCAAAGTCAGCCCTGCACCTGAAAAACGGTAGCAAGATCAACAGTCTCACGTTCGGCACATCGGGACGCGGCGGGCATTACGACCTCATCATCATCGACGATCCAGTTAAGGACTACGCTGGTATGGACGCGGACAATCAAGAGGATTATTTCTTGAGGGCAATTGTTCCGATGTGCCGCCCGGACGGCAAGATAGTCGTGACCGGGACCTACGTCTACCCCGACGATCTAATCGAGCGCATCAAGCGCAACAAGGCGTATCACACGGCTGAGTACCCGGCGATAAACGCGAAGGGGCAGCCGTTATGGCCTGAGAGGTGGCCCATAGATAAGCTCAATGAGCGCAGGGCAGAGGTTGGGGAGTTTGGGTTCAAGAGAGAATACCTGCTTGAGGCGATAGACCCCGAAGCCCAGTTCTTCAAGCGGAGCATGTTCAAGTTCTACGAAAAACCCCCGGAGAAGATGAGCCGCTGTGCCGCGTGGGACCCAGCCATCAGTCCCTTGGGCGACTTCAACGGGATGGTAGTCACTGGTACGGGCGAGGACAAGAAAACCTATGTTCTGGACTTCGCTCAGTTCAAGTGCGAGAACGTGGCCGCGTCTATTGATGAATTTTTCAGAATGTCGGAAGCGTGGGATGTTCCGTACTGGTGCGTTGAAACGATTGGATTCCAGAAGCTACTGAAAGACAACCTCTACGAGGCCATGCGTGCCAGAAACAAATACTTGGGAATCGTTGAGATAAAGCATCACGCCAAGAGCAAGCAAGCCCGCGTGATGGCCCTACAGCCGCGCATAGAGGCTGGCGCGGTGTTGTTCCGACAAGGCGAACATGATGACATCATCAAAGAGTTTGCCGCCTTTCCCAGGGGTCAACATGACGACGTTATAGACGCCATGTCCATGCTCATGAGTCATTGGGACGCCCCTCGCGCCGCAACGGTGAAGGCTCCGGCAGGGTCCTGGGAATACTGGAAAAATCAAGTCGAAGAACACAGCGACGGATGGTATCAGGAACTTGTCGGAGAAAAGAAGAATACTTGACAGCATCGGACAAGCGTACTATCATACGGGACAATGGCCCTGCCCATTCCTATCCCCCACAACCTCACCAAGAATGAAAGGGATTTGTCGCAGACTCTCTTTGAGATTTGCCGAAGGGCGGTAGACGGAACAGCGGTATCAACTACTGTCCCGGTATATGTTTCCGGTTCTGGCGGCGGTCTATTGGTCAGCACTCCAAACGGTCTACACACCTATTTGATTGGTGTAGCGAATGACGGAGCCCCGACTTCTAAAGTGTACGCCGGATCAGCGGGAAGCGGATTTACCGCGACATCTCCGAATGGTCTGCATACCTACCTTATCGGAGTGGCCAACGACGGGGCCATTACTTCAACTCTGCAAACATCCGGGGCATCCGGCGCGGCGGGTGGCGGGTTTTACTCAAAGACTCCAAACGGACTTCACGTTTACCTTATCAGCGTTTCAAATAACGGAGCGGTGACTTCAACCAAAACATCATGATAAAACTTCTCGTCGCCGCGATCCTGTCTCTGTCGGTATCGGCCAAGGCTCAGACGCTCACTACCGTAAACGAAAACCTCTGGACAACGGGGAATTGGCAGTATTTCGACACCGCGATAAACGGTGCCAGCGTGTTCTCTGGTACCGTCACCGTCGTCGGCAACGCCTTCTCCGTCGGAGCGTCCTCGTTCACGGTGCACGGAGGGAGCGCGACGGTGGCGTATGGGCTGACGGCGGGGGGCGTGACCATCCCCGGCACATCAATCACTTCGACGGGGACGACGATTGGGGCGAGCGGAATAAATTCGCCGAATGGGATCAATGTCAGCAGCGCGACGGGATATTCCATGCAGGGATCGACAATCCTGAATCTGCTCCCGGCCACGCCGCGTGTATCCGACGGCAACATCCAGGGCGGCAGCCTTGGCATTGGCGTCAACGCGGGGTCCCACAACACCGGAAACTACAACGTGTTCATCGGGACGGCGGCCGGCTGGGGAAACACCACCGGCTATGCGAATACATATATCGGCTTCTGGGCCGGAAGTTCCGGCGCGTCTCTTCAACCGCCGCAGACCGCTTTCCAAAACACCTTCGTTGGAGCAGAAGTGGGGCCTGTCATCACGAACGGAATCAACAACAACTGCATTGGCCATGTTGCGTGCTGGTCGATCACGAGCGGAAGTAGTAATACCATCAACGGCCAGCTCGCGGGCTACTACCTCACGTCGGGCAACGGCAATGTGTTCGAGGGGCAAGCGTCGGGCGAGCTAGTAACGACCGGGAACAACAACACGTTCCTCGGATACCAGACCAACACGATCACGACTACCGGGTCTAACAACATCATGATCGGAGCGAACGCGGTACCCCTATCTCTGTCGGGGTCCGACAGTAACAAGCTGAATATCGGCTTCCTTCTGACGGGGGACCTCTATTCCCGCATCCTAAACGTTTCCAGCGCCACTGTCTTTATCGACGGAACCGGATCATCCTTATCTGTCGGCGGCGCGAGCGGCTTCTCGGTCACTTCTGGATCGGCAACTTTCGCCGGGAACGTGAGCATGGGGGCCACCATCGTTGAAAATAGCCCAGCAAGCTCTGCGTCTGTGCTTGTAGATTGCCCGACTGGAATGAACCTGACTGGAGGCGGAGGGTACTGCGCTGGCGGTGCGGCCCCTACCCTGATAAGCGTTCCCAACTGCTCGTCAATGCCATGTGGCGAGTGGTTTATTCTTTGCGCGGGTTTGACCGGGAATACTGCACGAGTCATTTGCGCGAGGTATAAATAAGTGAAACCCCTAATCCCCGCCCTCCTGCTCCTCGCCTCCGGGTGCGCGCCTCGCGTCATTGAGGTCAGGTACGTCTGCCCTAACGACACAATCAGGATTGTCGGCGGGTGCGTGGGAATTGGCGCGGGTGGATGCGGACATGAGCCGCAGACGAAGCTCGACGTTAGCGGAACGACGCGAACTTGGTTCGACGGGTGCAACACGTACACCTGCAATGGGGACGTATGCACGATGACGACGATGTACTGCTCGTCGGGTCTGCTCGATACGTTCTCCCACATAGGCGTAAATGGGGTAGCGAAGTGAACTTCCAGCCGATACTGAGGGCGTTTGACTCAGAAACCTATGACGCCATCCAATCGTACAGGGTTACGAACGACGCGCTCAAGGGACGGATCGAGGCTTTGGGGAATAAGTGAAAATCCTATTTGTCAGCAAAGAATCCGGCGCGGGAGACCTAGCTCTACGTCTCGCCATGGAAGGACACGACGTTAAGTATCACGTTGTTGAGAAAGACGAATCATCCAACCTGGACGGACTCATTGAAAAAGAAAAGAACTGGCGGGCGGGAGTGGGATGGTGTGATTACGCCGTTCTCGATGATACGGGAATGGACGATATCAGTTCATTTATCCTCAAAGCAAAAAAACCCGCATTCGGGATGGCTTACCGTGACGGGAGTTTCGGCGGGAAGAACATTGTTGCTTCAAAATTTGCGACGACGCTAGAGAAGGATCGGAGCTTTAGCCATGAGATCATGGAGAAGCTAAAGATTGGCAAGCCCATCGAGTCTCTACAGTTCTCGGACATGGCCCAGGCAATCGCTCACCTGAAACAGCACAAGGTCCCCCACGTCATCAAGCCAGAGATTCAGGGCAGCGGTTCGGAAAAGACATATGTCGGGAACTACGACGACAATTCCGACGCGATAGGCTGGCTAGAGACTCTACCGGAGCGGCCCAATTCGGGGAAGATTGCGAAGATCGAGATTGAAGAAAGAAAGAAAGGCGTCGAAGTCGCCGCAAGCTCCTGGTTCAACGGAAAGGACTTTGTTGGACCCCCTAACTATAATTACGAACACAAGCGAATTGCAACCGGGGAGTTGGGCTTCAATACCGGAGAGATGGGAACCGCCATGTTCTACGGTGACGAAAACAAGTTTTGGAAAGAGACAGTGGGCAAGATGGGGCAGTTCCTTCGAGATTTCGATTTTCGGGGACAAATAGACGTAAACACCATCGTTGACGAGGAAGGGATTTGGCCGCTTGAGTTTACCCCTCGACTTGGATATCCGTCCAGTTACATCGAGCAAGAGCTTCACGATTCACCGTGGGGGGAATTGCTCCATGACATTGCTACCGGAACGAAGTCTAAAGCCAAGTTCTCAACCGATTGGGCCGTTGGCGTTCTACTGGTTGGGGAGGGATACCCGTTCTACGACACAGAAGGACACGAACGGAGCGACGGTCACTTGCTCCAAGGTCTTACGCCGAAGAATATCGAGCATCTTCACCTTTACAACGTGTCTCATAAGAAAGATCGGTTTATGACCAACGGGTGCTTGCCTCTTGTGGCGACGGGGCGCGGTAAGACGTTGGCCGAAGCTCAGAAGATGGTCTATCAAGATATCATCCCGCAAGTTTTCTTCCCCGGCGTGTTCTACCGAACGGACATTGGCAACAGGTGTAAAGAAGATTTACAAAAGTTGAAGAAATGGGGCTATAATCTTGGGCGAGAAGAATGAGCATTCAAAACTTTGCCCTTTCGGCGGCTTCAAAGCCTCTGCTAAGTACAAGAGAGAAAACAGGCATTGGCCCAACTGCAACTGTGGAGCCGAGTCTGCCGCTAGGACGGTTGAGTATTGGCGAGAAGTGGTATGCGGTTTGAAGAAGGAACTATCTCATGCCCGCGCCCTATCGACCGCGCCGAAGTCCTCCCCGACGAGGACGAAGATGATGACTACGAGATTGACGACTGTCTTGAGGACTAATGACAATTCCTAGACCTGGGTGCGGTTGCGATGTTTGTACCGGGCGAAGGGCGTGGGACTAATGGACCCCGTTAGAATCTCTTTCTGTTGCGGTTTCTTACTCGGAGTGGCGTTGCCTGTTTGGGTCTTGGGAATGAGGAGCTTGCGCCATGGCCGATAAAGAGAAGGACGACAAGCGCGTAACGGCCCGAGTCTGGATGGAGAGAATTAAGCGTTCCCTGCGCTACCGCGACAAGGAAAAGAAGCGGCAGGAGTGGGCGCGACTTGAAAAGGAATACTCTGGCGAGTACGACGTAAAAGTAGGCGGCACTCAGGCCCCGCCCATCAACCTCGTTTTCGGCTACGTTGACACCGCTTCAAGCCGTATCTATTTCCGCGACCCGCACATGACGATCAACCCCAAGGGGAAGGAGTCTATCGGGGCCGCTCGGATCATGGAGCTTGATACCAACTACGCCTTTAAGTCCCTCAAGGTGAAACGGAGCATCAAGCAGACGTTGATTGACGCCCTGGTAGTGGCCCACGGTTGGATCAAGCTTGGTTATGTCTCGGAGACTGGACAGCGTTTGTCAGAGCCGGGAACTGAGCCAGCCGAGTACATCAAGAACGAAGAAATTTTCATGTCCTACGTCCCGTGGGAGGATATCGTTTTCGACACGGCCATGTCGAAGATGCCGCCCTATGACTGTCGCTGGATTGCCCATCGCATCGTAAAGCCGCTGGACGAGATGAAGAGGGACCACAATTACACCAATACCGGGCGACTTGATTCAAACGTCAAGAGCCGGGACAGCAAGGACGCTCAGGACAAGAATAAGGACGAGCAGCAAGCCGAGGGGGATGATTCCGAACTGTTTGAGTTTTGGGAAATCACGGACCTCGACACGAAGAAGGTTTACTGCGTTTGCGACCAGTCCGACAAATACTTGCGGGAAGATGACTACAAGTACGAAATGTCAGGACTCAATTACTCGATGCTGGCTTTCAACCGCGTCAATAACAAGCCCTATCCAATCTCGGACGTTTTCCTGATTGAGCCTCAGATTTTAGAGAGGATCAAGCTAAGGGCCGCGCAACTCAATCACATCAAGCGGTGGGGCCGTCAGCTTTCCGTTGAGGAAGGCGCGGTCACGAAAGAAGAGATGGAGAAGTTCTCTCAAGGCGTTGACGGCGCGGTAATTCAGCGTCGGAAAGGGTCAGCACCTCCCGCCCCTATCGAGTACGCGGCCCTACAGCAAGAGATTTTCGCCATCGACAATTTCCTACAGTCCGACATGGACGCCGTGATTGGTCAGTCAGACTTGGACCGTGGAGCCCCGCCCAAGACGAACGCCAAGACCACAAAATATCAGCTTCAAGAGCAGAACCAGGGGACCTCAGTCCGGCAGAACTCAAAGCAAGATACGCTTGAGGACTTCTTGGAGGAAATAACGGATAAGTATATTTCCTTGGTCAAGCAGTTCCAAGATATCCCGAAGTACGTCCGCATTACCGGAATGAAGCCGGAGCAGATCGTCGCTCAGTTCCAGAGCATCCCCGGCGTCACGATTGACCAAACCGGAATCAAGTTCACGAAGGAATCCATCAAAGGAGAGTTTGAGGTAGAGGCTAAGGCCGGATCGACTCTCCCGCTGAACCGAGAGAACAAGATTCGATTGCTCGATACGACTCTCGAAAAAGGTCAGGCCATGGGTATCGTCCCCGGCTCTCCCATCGGCAACGCGGTCAGGAAGGCTCTACTGCGAGAACTGGACATAGCAGAACTTGAAGTCGCTTGCGACGAACAGGAAGCGATGGAGAAACAGGCCCAGCAACAGGCCGCGATGGCCCCAAAGCAACCGCAGGGACCGCCGCCGCATCCTGTCCAGCATCATGTACACCACAGCGGCCCCCCGGCTAGACCTCATCCGCAGGGCGGGGCTAATGCCGGGCCTCTCCCGCCTCCTAGCATGGCGGCACAATGAGTCTTGACAGCAATAGTCATCCAATGTACACTACTCCGCAATGACCTGCGACTCTTGCGGCAACAAGTCCGCGACTCGTCTTTCGTACTCTCAGGGTAAGGACTCTTGCGACCGATGCGGAAATCTCGGCAAGATCACGTTTGCGGATGTGTTCTTCGATCAGAAGAAAGGCGCATACCTCGACTCTAACATCACCGATCCAGTCAAGGCCCCTCACGGAACCATGATAACCTCACGTTCCCACAAGGCCGAAGTGATGAAAGCGAACGGGTTGAAGGAAGTCGGAGACAAGCGGCATGGTAGCCGGGACCGCTTCTAATGAATGACTCCCGGTTGATCGTGATTATGTCCGCCGGGGAAAAGAAAGACCTCGTTAAGCTGTTCGACCAAAAGACGAAGCAATTTTTTGACGAGAAGGTGAACGGGTCAATCAGACTCCACTTCTCCCAAGGGTATCTCGCAAAGATCGAAAGCACGACGTTCGATTAGTACCGAAGTATCCGTTTTTCGTTATAGCTGACGCGGTAAGGGCATGAAACCCTCCCAAGATCATCGGGAGGTTTTTTATTCAGCAGCCGGGATACGACGCACTAACGGGCCTGAACACTGGCGACCTTGGATACCAGTCGTTACAGGGAACCCTCAACGGTGGAGCGTACTATGCTCCCGTTCCGTTCAATCCCGCCGCGACCTCCGGTTTCAATCAGGACGGATATATTGATTTCGGCGCGAACTACAACCCGGACCCTTCCTCCGCTGGAAACTCCGACTATTTCTACTACGGCAATTACGGCGAGGCCCTAGCCGCGTCAAACCCTGGCGGAAAGGCTGTTTCATACGGTTCCGCGCAGACCAACTCCCTGGCGGGGACTCCCGGCAACGGCGACCCGACTATCAACGGGGTTGACTATACGCAGGGCGCGTCCTATGCCGCCCTCGCCAAGCAAGGCATCGGAACCCCCGACGCTTCCAGCCCTAACGGGGTAGATGCTTACACTCAGTACACGGACCCTAATTTCAAGCCCCATACGGAGACAGCCGCAGGGCCTACCGGAACTCAATCTTATGACGCCCAGGGACAGCCTACAAGCCCCGCCACGCCCTCAATGACGCCGCAGGGCATGGGAACGCCGCTAACCTTCCTCTATGGCAACAATGGGAGCGCGGGGAGCCTCTCTGGGGTGTCAGACAACTCAACCGCAGGACAGGGCTTTCATTTCTACCAGAATGAGCCCCCTGGCCTCACGGCTGGCAATCCCAATCCGAACCTGGGAACCTTCGCGGGCCAGCCTTCCGCGCCCACGGACACGTCCTCCAATTTCTTCACCTATCCGACTGGCAACACTCCGACGGCCTCTGACAACGGTATCAACCAGGCTACCGGGGGGATCGGGGGTTATAACCCTCTCGGCTACAACCAGACCAACACTTCGACTCTCAGCGGCACGGACTCTGCTCTGGGATACTCTGCCGCAGTAAATCCGATCACCGGAGACACTCAGGCCAACACTAACCAGACCAACCCGGCCCTACAAGCTCTGACGCAATCCAGACAGCCGCAAAGCTTTTCAGGAGGCTTCTCGTGAATCCAATGATGACCGCTTTACAGCAGAGCCGTGGAAGCAACCCGGCCCCTACGGGTCAGCCGCCCGTACCGGGAACGCCGGGGGCCGCTCCTGGTGCCGGGAATCCCGGTCAAGGTGGACCGCCTCCTGAGATTCAGGCGATGGCTTCTGATATAGCCGACATCAAGGCCAGCCTCGGCAAGCTCGTCGAAGCAATCTCCGGTCAGTACCAGGGGACCGCCGAAGGCTCCGAGCCCGTTGAAGGCGAGGACGGCGAGAAGGAAGAAGGGTCGGCCAAGACTTTCAAGTAAGGATGAATCGAAAGGAGAAATCAAATGGAAGCTACTGACACCATTCAGAGCGATACGCAGACCGAAGCCGCGCCCATCGAAGGGGCGACGGAGACTCAGGCCGCGCCCGTTGAAGCCGCGTTCGACCCGGCGAAGATCGACGCCAGAACTCGGGAGTATTTCGAGAAGGAAACGTCCACGAAGTACGCCGATTATGAACCATCGCGCAAGGCCGCGAAAGAGCTTGAGCAGATCAAGAACGACCCCCGCTTTCAGAAGTGGGTTTCCGGACTCAACGCCCCCGAACCGCCCAAGCCGTTTGAGATCACGGACGAGCAGTTCACCGCAGGACTTACCGACCGCGCCCAGTTCGTCAAGTTGGTTCAGGACGCGGCGAGACACCTGGTTGATAACCAGATCGGACCCAAGCTACAGCAGACGGAGCAGCATTTCCAGCTTGAAGCCAAGACCAACGAACTCAACGCGACCATTTCCAAGTTCCCCGACTTTAAGGACTTGGACAAGCGCGGGTTGATCGAGCCTATCCTCCGCAAGTACAAGGATATCAGCTTCGACGATGCCTATTGGATCGCCAAGCAGCACACGAACAAAGAGGACGTTGCGAAGGCCGCGAGGGGTCAGGTTGCGGAGCGCAAGACCGCCTCTGTTGAGCGTGGTAACAACACGCAGACCGCCAACAGCGCGGTTGTGAAAGTCGCAGACAGGGCCGAATTGATGGAAAGAGTTGCCGCAGACGTTCGGGCTGGCCGTGAACCCGGAAACTACGACTATGACTGATAGCCATAGTGCCGGGAATGAATCGTAAAGGAGACCAAAAATGAGCGTTCCCGGTGCGCAGTTTACGTACGGCCCGAGTAATGTAGACGCGCTACTGTCTACGACTCTTGCCGCTATTCCCAAGAAGAAGTTCGCGGATAACATCTTCACGAAGATTCCCCTCTTCATGTGGTTCAAGAAGAAGGCGAAGCTCACGGTCGATGGCGGCGCGAACCTCGCCCTTCCGTTGATGTACGGTAAGAACTCGACCGCTAAGTCCTACTCGGGGTACGGCATCATCGACACGACCCCGCAGGAAGGTCTTACGGCGGCGTCTTACATTTGGGCGCAGTACGCCGCGACCGTCAGCATTTCGGGTCTTGAGGACCGCATCCAGAACGTCGGGGATAAGGCCATCATCAAGATTCTTGAGTCGAAGGTGACTCAGGCCGAAATGTCCTTGGCCGATAAGCTGGACATCGACCTGTGGGCGTCCGCGACGACTGGGACGAACATCAACACCGCCGTTACCCTCGTCGATACCACGACCACGGTTGGTCAGGTGTCGAAGTCGGCTAACTCGTGGTGGCAGTGTCAGACCACGGCCTCTGGCTCCTTTGCGGCTCGTGGCCTTGCGGACATGAGAAACCTGTACAACAACATCACGAATCAGAGCTTGGCGAAGGGTGCCCCTGACCTGATTTGTTCGGATCAGGCTTCCTATCAGTATTACGAAGCGACCGTCCAGCCTCAGCTTCGCTATTCTGATACGGACATGGCCGACGCGGGGTTTGAAAACCTCCGCTTCAAGGGTGCCGCGATGACCTACGACCCGAACACGCCCGCTGGCAAGATGTATTTCTTGTCCTCGGACGCGCTCAAGCTCGTCACGAACAAGGGCACGAACTTCATCACCACGAAATTCGTTGTCCCCGCGAACCAGGACGCGAAAGTCGCTCAGATTCTATGGGCGGGTCAGCTTGCGTCGGATAACATCCGCCGCTTGGGATCTCTGACCGGGATCACGGCCTAATCCATGGCATTTGGAACGGCTAACGTAAAGTCTATTTCCCTCGGAGGAGCATTAAAGCTCACCGTTGGAGATTGGAGCGGAGTGGCCGGGGATGCTCCCGGTACTCTCGGCATTGGCGCGGGGAAGGTTTATCAGGCGCAGTTCCTGGCGAACCTCACCAGTGGCCCGGCTCCGATTGACGTTCTGGTGTCTCCGTCTGGTACGGCTGGCATCGTGACTCTTACGGTCTACAATCAGGCGACCGTGACCGCAGGGCAGTTCAGCATCATATCGGCGTAAAGGAGAAAGAAAATGCTTATTCAGCAGTTGGCGTCCAGCCAGGCCGATGCGGTGTTCATCGTTGGTCAGAACGTGTCCAACGTGACCCTCTCGGGTAGCACGCTCGTCTGTTTCGAGTCTTACGGCACGTTGGCTTCCTCGGTCAGCTACGGCAACGCCATCAACAGCCCGTCCACTTCAAACCTGGCGGCTTTCGCGGGCGTTCTCAATGCGGACTTGGTTTCCAACGGCTTTGGACTCGTCCAGGTCTACGGAGCCCGCCAGTCCATTTGGGGCACTCCGTCCAAGGCGGCGGTCAGCCTCTCGGCGCAGGGCTTCATCCTGGGTCCGGCGGCTGGTCAGGTGTCGGCTCAGTCGAACGGTCAGTCCTTCGCGTTCGGGCCTATCGTCGTCCTCGATAACGATATCTCCGGTATCGCTATCACGGTGCGCGGTTTGATTCGCGCCCTGTAAAGATCAATAGGGATATTGAAATGTCTCAATCCCCCTCTCTTTTTGACGGTTGGAACACGAACGCAAATCTTTACCGTTGCGATTTCGACGACAAGCTGTTGCGCGAAAAGGATATCGCCTCGGGGAAACACGCCGGGCACCGGATTTACTACGCCCGCAGGGGTGACGTTTGGGACTGGCTGCTCGTTCAGTATTGGAAATTAACGGGAGGGTTATGACTACTGACACAAATCAGTCCATAAATCCGTTTGAAGCAAAAGACAAGATCAAGGTTCTTCTCGCGGAGCCGTCCGCGGGGATGGTTGATTGTATCGCCCATGATAATCGACTAGATCAGTACATGGCCCTGGGGCGTTTGGAGACTGAAGGGAAATTCAAGTTCTTCACCGGGAACACCGGGCGGTGTGGCGTGAACTACGCCCGCGAAACGATGGCGAATGAGGCAATCCGTTTGGGTATGGATTACCTCTTTATGACCGACGACGACATGATTCTACCCCGACGGTGTTTTGAGCGGGTGTATGAAACTCTCGTCAAAGAGAAGGCCGATATAGCGGCTCCGATTTGTACTCAAAGGGTCCATCCCTTTAAGCCCGTCATGTACAGCCATGAATGGATCAAGGGCGACACTGGCGAACGCCTCTCCAACAACATGATCGAGGACTACGAACCTGACTCCGTTGTGAAGGTTGACGGGATCGGCTTTGGAGTGGTCCTTATCTCCGTCCCGTTCCTCAAGAAGATGAAAGAGAAGATGCCGCGCGGGATGTTCTTCTCCAACTCCGACATTGGCGAGGACATTTGGTTCTGTATCAACGCGAAACGGCTGCTTGACGCTAAAATCGTCGTCGATACGTCGGTCAAGGTCGGACACCTCCGTCATCCTGAGATTGCAACGGAGTGGGAGTACGTCAAGGCGACCGGACGTAAAGAGAAATTCGCCGGGGTCTACCGGGATGACGGGTCTTTCGTTTGTAAGCCTGTGGCGGTGCCCGCTTGAAAACTCAACAGAGCGCGAATACGGCCAAAGCGACCGTTGATTTCATTTGCCCGACGTTCAACAGCCACACGCTAGAGAAGTTCATCACTTCCCTGGTCCGGTTCACGGCAGAGCCTTTCAGGCTCATCATCGTCAACAACGGGGATCAGAGAATAGAGGTTTCCGACACTCGGATTATAGTCCTCAAAGCCCCCAGCAATCTCGGCTGGATGGGCGGCATTAACGGCGGTCTTGAGTGGGCCTTAGCCCACGATCCGGCCAAGTACATTTGCTTCATCAATGACGACGTTCAGATCATGGAGCATGATTACGGCTGGCTCCCGAAGATGATTGCCGCCTTCGACAAGCCGGGAGTCGGGGCCGTCGGCCCCACTTCCAACGCGATCATGGGATACCAGTCCTTCAACCATATCGGCTTGCCCCCGTACCTGGAATCTGCGGCTCTATCCGGCATGTGTATGCTCGTCAAGCGTGAGGTTATCGAGAAGATTGGCAATCTCGACGAGTCTCTGCCGGGCGGGGATGACATTGATTACTCGATTCGGATTCGTCAGGCCGGGTATCGCCTCGGGATTTGCCGACGTACTTTCCTCTATCACCACTACGGGCAGACTGGGAAGAGGGTCCATGGTGACTATTGGGACTCCCAGGCCCATGCGGAGGCCATCAATGCGGCCCTGATTAAAAAGCATGGCTTCAAGAACTGGTACACGACCGTTAACAATATGCTTCCTGGCGGCGGGGGTTTTGATTTCATCGCCTCAGAGGAGAAACTAGCCCTTGAAGAACTGGCCCCGCATCTTGACGGAAAAGTCCTTGACCTCGGATGCGGAGGCAAAAAGATTGACCCGCGAGTTATTGGCGTCGATATCCGGCCCGCTGGGGACTACGGCGTCGGCTACAACTCCCTCATTCCGTCGGGCGGGGAAGTGGCTTGCGATGTGGTTGAGCTTAAACCCTTCGCGGATAAGTCGGTAGACGCGATCCTGGCGAAGCACCTGACCGAGCATTTGATCCGTCCTATCCAGGCTTTGCGCGAGTGGGGCCGGGTCCTCAAGGATGGCGGAAGACTCGTTATCATCGTTCCCGACTGGCGTTACTGCGAGGCGATATCATGCGATCCGAGCCACACCGCCGCATACACGCCCGACAGCTTGAAGGACATTATTGAGGCTTCCGGCTGTTTCCGAGTGACCAGGACGGAAAGCGTTGAGCCTGGGTATGTGTTCATGGTTTCGTGCGAACGGTTGCCACGAGTATTGAAAGACCATATCCCAGGATACTCATGTTCTTGTCATCCTGAGGCGGTGGCGGCATGAAGATCATCGTTTCTTTCGAGGACCGCGTTAGGCCCGACTCGACCGGGGTGTATTTCGTGCGGGCCGCGCAGCAGTTGGGACTAGAAACCGTCCATGTCTACCCCGAAGATATCCATAAGGTTAAACCTGGGGATGCGGATTTCTACCTCAAGGTTGACGACGGGATTAATACTCAAGTCTGGAATCCCGAATTACACCCTTCGGCCTACTACGCCATCGACGTTCACCTGGACACTGACTGGCGTTTGAAGTTCGCGGAGGCGGGTAAGTTTGATTATGTTACGGTCTGCCAGTCTTGCGGGCTAGACCTCCCCTGGCACGTTAACCCTTCCTACCTGGCCCTCGGTTGCGATCCTGATATTCACCATGTCGGGGAACGTGAGAAATCCTATGACGGATGTTTCATCGGAAATTTTCACACTCAACACGCCGGGAAACGGGTTGAAACCGTCCATGCGTTCTTCGATGTAGTGCCAAAGCTCTACTTCGGGAATCGGATGTTCCGAGAGATGACGGAGAAGTACTCTCAATCGAAATTGGTCTTGAACCAGGCCATCAATGAGGATGTTGGGATGCGGGTATTCGAGGCCATGTGTTCTGGTTCTTGCCTCGTCAGCCCCCGACTTCCAGACATGGAACGTTTGGGATTCATTGACGGCGTTCACTACGCGGCCTATTCTGACTTAGACGAACTCCGCGCCGTCGTTAAAGACCTCCTCGCCAATGATGAAAAGCGGGAAGGAATCGCCAGGAACGGACGCCGTATCGCCACACAGCACACATACGCAGTACGACTCAGGGCAATCCTTGAGCGTCTACCTCAACTACAGGAGACAAAATAACATGGCCTTGCTATCAGCCGATAATCGCCTTCGCCAAAAAGTATGCGCCGTCGAAGGAACCGTCTTACTAATCGGGGCGGGATTTGTGGATCGCGTGATTCGGTTCACGCAGACTCCCTCTTGCCTCAAACCGTTCATGACGAAGGACAATGACGTATCAGTGTTCCCCGTCGTCTTGAACTTGGACCGGGGGCCGGGTCAGGAAGCATGGAAAGAAGCCCTGCGCGATGCCGAGTCTCGGGCGCGTCGAGATAAGCCGATTCCGCAGCCGCTTGAGGTTTCCGCTAAGACCTCGGAAGGCTGGGCCGTCGATAATGAGGACGTTCCGATCATCGAGTATGACGCCAACGCGGCAGAGAAGCCCGTCAGCAATCTCATTTGCCAGCACGAAGGATGCGGTATGGAATTTAGAAGCGAAAACGCCCTACGCATTCACAAGGGCCGAAAGAAGCACGAATAAGGAGAATCTATGGCTGGACGCACTCACGGCTCTGCTTACCTGACTTCCTCCGGTGCTGTTGGCGTGGCGGGTAAACCGAAGATGGTCTACGCGGCCCACATCATCAGCACCGGGGGCGGGGCGGCGGTCTTGACCCTCAAGGACAACGGTTCTGGCGGCACTACCTACATCACCGGAACGGGAACGACTAGCCAAGGCGTAACGTTCAATTTCGGGGAAGGATACTTTTTCCCCGACGACTGTTACTGTACCATCGGGAGCAACACTACGAGCGTTCTAGTGAGCTACGAGGAGTACGCCTAATGGCTGGCAGAACTCACGGTAGCGTCTTAAAGACCGTCGCCGGGGGCTCTGGCGTGGTCGGAGTATCGGGTCAGGCGAAGATGATCTACGCCATGACCATCATTAGCGGGGCGACGGCCTCACAGGCAACCCTGCGAAACGGATCGACCGGAAGCGCGACCATCTATATCCAGCAGACCGGAACCATCAACCAGGGGGTTACGTTCAACTTCCAAGAGGGTTTCTTTTTCCCGGCTGGGTGCTACTTCTCGGATGACGGTAACGAGACTAGCGTCCTCATCTCTTACGAGGAGTTTGCCTAGTGGCGAACAGTAATACGGTCCAGACCATCTACAACGAAATTGGGGACCGCCTCAATCTCGACAATACCATTGCGGCCAATAGTGCCAGGACGCTTAGATGGGCGAACATCATCCAGCAAGATATCGCCTCCCGCTATAACTGGCCCTGGCTCATCACTAACGGATTTGTCCAGACCGTTGCGGACTACACGACCGGGACCATTACCGGGACGGCAGGAAGTACGGCATTGACGGGGGCGGGGACGGCTTGGACTTCCTCAAACCCGAACATGACAAACTGCTATATCCAGCCCGCGAACGATACGAACTGGTATGAGGTTCAAACCGTCGTTAGTGGAACTTCTATCACTCTCGCCAGCCCCTTGATTCAGGCGGTGACGGGTGGGACCTACACCCTGCGAACGACTTACTACGACCTCCCGGCGAACTGCTATCAGGTCTACGACGTTCGACAGACGAACAC